GCCCTAGCTGGGTGCTCACGTTGCTTTGCAACACCTTTACCTCCTAGCAATCCAAGGTATATTCAGTCACAACTGCATACTCACGGGGCGACCGCTACGTATACACCTCTGATATCCCTTGGGTACAAATGGTGAACCTGCCGCTCCCCCACCTTCGTCATGGACGGTCCTACTTGATCGCATACCCGATTATTCATCGAGCCTCACAAGCAGGACTGGGGGAGGACAGATTCAGGTTTGTTTCCCACACGGTACCATGTGGGGGCCTTGCCTTAGCATCCGTTGTGCCAAGATGTACCGGTCCACCGCACGCGATGGAACCCTATCCTTAGTGTCGGCCCTTTCACCGCAAGCGGCTGGGAGTTCCCGTGTACCTCGGCAGATACACGAGCCCCATTTAGGCTGGGCCTGTAGTATGCCCTTGTTTAGACAGGTTAGGGTACCTGTGCCTTGGACTTACGTCCCTCAGGTACACCCATGTTGGCGGGTGTACCTGAGGGACGGGCGTGCGTCCTGTATGTAGCGGACTCCACGCCTCGTTCCGAGGTCTGGTTGGTCAGGTCTTAGCCTTAGCCTTAGCCTCAGCCTTAGCCTTGCGGCGGTCCAGCTCAGCGAGAGCCGCGTCTACCGAGGTGGCGGAGCGGGCCATGCTGACGATGTTGTGGAGTTGGTGAGTCTCCGTCTGGGAATAGTCTTTCGACTTAGGGGCCTGAGACAGGTTGATGCCATGGTCATTGGCTCGTTTGATCTGCTCAGCGGTCACCTCATAGGGGAGTGCCATAATGCACCTCCATCCGGACTAGGGAAAAGAGCAGGGTACGTCCAAGTGGACCCACATGGGTAGACTATGGTCGTTCCCAGCACAATCATATGTACTTCCGGTCTAACATATGACCAAAGGGCAGCTTTGCTGCCATATACCCCTCTAGATAGTGATATATAATATAGATTGGGAGTAGATCTAGGGTATACTAAGGTGTACTTAAGTAACCCTTATATATATTACACTCTCTACCCTAGGTATACTATGTACTCCACCTATACCGCCCTACTATATATGGTATACCCGGTACACCTTTAGATACACTATACAGTATATACCCCTATACCTAAACTTAACTCCACTCTTCCGTGGTGTTCGTAGTGAGAATGAATAAATTATTCTCTATTATCTCTCCCCGGAAGGGGATTGGACCCTCCCCAGCTTCCGCCGGAGGGGTCCGTTTAGATTTAGATCAAGGACGTAGGGCCTTGGCTTCTGCCAGCGTCTTTCGACGCTTCTCGACCGCGCTCATCGCCTTGTCCTTCTTCCACTGGAGGTATTCCACCTCGCTTCTGTGGATCTTGGAGCCGGGATAGAGTTCAGTCAGCAGTGTCATCCACCATTGCGTTGAGATCGTGAACTTCCTAGTGAAAGTCTGATCAGTTGCAGGATGACGAAGAGTGATCTCATAACAATAATTCAAGCCTTCTGGTGAAGGTTTCACATCATTAAGAATGATGAGCTGAGTCCACTCTTGTGTCGTAAAGACACCGGGCAGGGTAGCCAGCATGGGATCACCGTGTACGGGATTAACATCCATTACACTGTTTTCGGACAACCACTGCAAAGCGGCCTCCGAATCAAATCCCTTAGTAGCTGGAGCGTACCACCAACCCACTGACATATTCTGAGGGAATACCCGTACACTCACACCGTTGGACTCAGGGTCGTTATTGGTGATGAGGACACAAGACCCGTGGGTCTCATGCATGCACTGGTACCGTGCCCTCCCGATTGGAAAAGTAAAGTCCATTTGGACCTCCTTGTAGAGAAGCGTGTCGGGGGCAGGAACGCCCCACCCCCGACAGTGCTTCAGTTGCAGATGCGGGATTCAGCAGTGAACCCGATCCTTTTGCATGTGTCGGGGAACAGATCAATGAGAGCTTGAGAATCAGCCCTCACATATGTAGGAGCATCACCGATGGCTGCACCACCGGCATCATGGATTCCATACATGTTCCCGCCGTGTACAGACATGTCCTTGTAGTTCAGGACAGTCTGACATCGATGGATAGCATCCCACCTGTGCAAGCGACGGCCCAGCAATGCTGTGCCAGCGGTCGTCAGTGTGGGCCAGTCAGTCTGGCAGGAAACCGGAGTCTCCAGCTTTGTGACAGGGTTGACATACGTACTGTGGACCTTCCATTTACCGTTGCCAGTAGATGGTACCTCATGTCCTTTGACATCCGAGTCATCGGAGTCAGAGAAACGGAAAGGCGACATCAGAAGATCCCCACCGATGAAACGCTGATCCCAAGGAGTGTTCTCCCACTCTTTGAGCGCACTCTTGTTGGCTTCCTTCAGATGCGGGAAGCATTTGTTGAAAGCTTCTGAGAGTTGCTTGGCTGCTGTCTTCACCCGTGGGTGTACCAGATGGTAACTTGAGCAGCCATGCGTCATAGCGTTTCGTAGAGCAGCGGGCATTCCGTTCAGATCCTCCAAAGAAGAGAATCCCTTCCGCAGGCCCTCTTGGCCGACCAATGCGTCAAACACTGGACCGGCTCCCGCTCCATAGGTCTTTGGGCTGAAGATAGCCTTCAAGATTTTCAGGAGAATGGCCTTAGGCAGTTTAGAAAGGAACGGCAGTCCCAGCTCCCGAATCAGATTCAGAAGCTGTGTGCGAGGATGATCCCAGTCCTCATGTGTGACATCGACTTCCGACAACTCTTGAACCAAGTCAAGGATCATCTTGATCAACATCGGACCAGACCCAGCAGTATCAAGCTCCATCAAGAAGCGAGACATCCTGAGCCTCATCGGCAACCGTTCGAGTCGTGCGTACTCAGCAGCCGCACGGTACTCGTAGGGATCACACCCACCCTGTCCAGTTGCTCCAGCGAGCAATGCCGCCTTCGGATCGGACAGGATTGAACTGCACCAGTCCTTGATAGAAGCCTTCTTCGCGAAGTGCCTCTTCAACCAAGACCGGAAGAACACCCAGCTCTGGTTGTCAATAGGGACCGTATACGCCAGCTCCATCATCGCACGACACTGAAGGCCGTACATCGGATGAAGCGTACCTGCGGACTTCGCGTACATACGCAAAGCCCAGCAAAAGATCGACATCGCAATGTAGAACTCATTACCCTCTGTCGCAAGCGACATTGCCCGAAGGCGGTAAGGATAGAAGCTCTCTTGAGCCGAGAACCTTGTGTTCTCGGTCTCACCCAATGGGATCTGCGAGCGAACCTGCCAAAACAGGTTGTTCACCTCTGTGTTCACCCTGAAGGGAGTTTCACTCAACGTCTGAGCGGCCTCCAAGGCGAGAGGTGTTGGATTAAGATCAGTCCGGCGACTGACCCGTGGAGTCCACAGTCCTTCCAGTGTGGGAGGACTGAGGTGGTGGTACTGAATCGTGGGATTACCCTTAGGGGTTTCCAACCACATACTCAGTGCCGATTCCGCTGCTCCATGCAAAATTTCCAATCGATGCGGGTACAACGAGGGACGCTCTTTGAGAGCGTCAATAGCAATCCCTTGCTGATAGAACTCAGTACACTTGGGATTATCCGTACGGACATCACCCGTACGAAACGCAGCATCGATATCGACGCTCCTCGTCTTCCCGCTGATTGGAGTCAGCAGGTGCCTACGTGTGTGTTTCTGAATAAGCGATTGCCATTCAGGGGGTAGACACACACCCGATTTATCTGATGCACTCATTGAAGAGTCTCCTAATAATGCATCACATACCTGTGCAGTTGTTGGACATACCAACATTAAACTCACAGGAAATTGCTCACAAGTACATTTAAGTAGTTGCAAACACACCGTTGATTACAGTTCTAACGGTTATTCTTCCTAGGTTCTTTTCCCTTCCTGGGGGTAAATCTAGTTCAAGAACTGGTCTATAGTGAATAGACCGAAAGCCCCAGCATCTCGTTAAAGAAGCTGGGGTTTTGTCGTGACGCTCACGACAGCCCACACTAGAGTGTGGATAGTTGGCTCTTTCTGTTGACACGTATGAGCCTCGTACGCCGATCCGCCCTATGTCTCACGACATTGAGGATTGTCAGGCATGCCTTGCTAGATTGATTCTACCGGACAATAGAGATTGACACATCGCCATCTGCCGCTTCATAGTTATGGATGAGTAGTTTACTCACCGCACCACTCGCATGCAGCTGGCTGTTCTTCAAACTTTCGTGCATTGACGTAAGCCTGTAGAACCATCGATGGTAATTGCATCGCTTCGTCTTAATCAAGACGCACATGCAATCTATCGGGAGGTTTCGATCCTCCTGAGACATCATCAACCAGAATTCCAGCACACTACATTCGCTTGAAGAATCCATATCTGGCACGCGATTATCACATACCACTAAACAGGATTCGATAGCAACCTTTAGTGCCTGCTCTAGCAAAGCACGATCACTACGATCATGCATCGAAAGCCCTAGCCCCCCGTTAAGGGAGCTAGGGTTGGGGTTGTGCTTACTCTCTGAGTAAGAGGACTGCTAGCCACATAGCGCAGAGCCCACCCACAGTGGTGAGTAGAGGTACTACTACCCCAAGCCAAAGAACGTACAGAAGCAGTCCCCTGTGTCTACACCACCAGCACCGACGCTTGGGCGTGACCACCCCGCTGGGCCGGATCACCTTGCGGTAGTCACCCTGACCACGGATGACCAGAGGCTTATCCTCTGCGTCAAGATCCCTGTACTTGTAGTCAGTACCGAGTGTCCTTGCAAGCAGAATCAGACCAATGAATGGTATGATAATGGTTGCACCAATGATGAAATAGCTTAGCATACTATTCCTTTCTGCCCATTTCATGGGCTACGGGGGGAAACACACAATGTGTTCCCTTACCAAGCCCCAGACAAATTCGTGACCCCCTAGTCGATCCTATGTGAGTTGCTCGCTCTCTGGCAGGCTCAAAGATGTGGCCTGTTTTCCTATTTGCTCTATAACGTCCTGAGGGGCTGTCTCAGACACTACAGGCTCCGGGGTAGGCTGAGGTACCTGTTGAGCTTCCTCGGGCTGTACGGGGCTCTCTGGGCCTCTGTGGGCATTGTAGGCATCGTCGGGAGACATAGGACTGCCGAATCCCTGTAGTTTCTGGGATGCCATTAATTGCTGCTTCCACTGAGGGTGTCTAATTCCTATCTCCTCAATCAGTGCCCTCATATAATCATCAATGGTATAATCGATCTTCATGGCAGTATTCGAGATTACTCCACCCATACCTCCTCTACCACCTCTACCTCTTCCACCTCTGGATGGAGAGGAGCCAAAGGAGTGGGCTGTAAGACGAATAATAGCATCCCCCAAGAAGGGCATATTTCTCGTAGCATTAATTACATCTGTAGTAGTCATCTCTCCTGAGTAGAGTTTAGTAAACATTTCTCTCAGTTGTTTGAGGGTAGCTACAGCACCAGCCAATGAGATGAACGCGCCGGGAGTTCTCAGAGTAGGATTATCCTCAAGCATCGCTACTGAGAATTCACCAACCATATTGAAGTATCTACCAAATATAGGAAGTCTGGCTCCGTAGGTTAAGAAGAATGTCCAAGGACTTTCATCAACCTCATCCAAGAGATCATCTAGGTCATCACCATTTGCTAATCTAAGTAGCATCATATACATCATATCTAGAGCACACATTGCTGTGATTCTTCCAGCAATCGCAGCTAGTCCCATCTGGTTCGAGTTTCTCATAACGAGTTGACTATTGAAGAGCATGCTATATCGACGATAGATTTCAAACAATCGTTCAGCTCTAGCATCATCTGTATTAATGTCAAATGGGTTTGGAGAGACTAAGATTTCATTGATATACGCCTTCTCCATAATCTTGAGTCCACCAATAACATCAAGTCGGGTATGATATGTTTCTCTATTACCTGCGGATTCTGTCTTAGTTAGTTCGTTGTACATCCTCATAGGACTATAGGTTCCTTTGTCCTTCTTGGTATTAATAATATCTAATACTCCAACGAGATCCTGATAATTCTCAAAATCTAAGAAGCCTGCTCTAAGCATGTAAAAGATAGTTCGTCCATACTTCCTAGGGTTGATCCCAACATCCTTTATGATTTTCTCTAAGGCATCCGGATCAGGTACAATAATATCTGACTGCTTAAACTTACCTTCCATAAGCTGTCCTTCTTCATCTAGCTGGAAGTTTACCTCACCCTCTCGTTTAATCGTACGAGTCAGTTGATATTCTTTATCTCCTGAGTTTAATACAGCTACTAGCTTATCAAGCTTCTCTGATTGCAGGAGATGGAATACAGACTTACGGAATATCTGTGCTCTAGCTACAGCTATAGATTCCATGATCCACTGTGAAGGACGCATCATCTGATTGCCCCACCCATTGACACCAGCACTGATTCCACGAAGTGTCTTACTACCTGTCTTAGCATTAAGTAGCGGACGATCATACTCAGGCACATGAGCTTGAGTCATCACACCCACAAGATCTACTAGATCCCGAGCTACTTCCTGATACTCTTTAGTACCGATTGCAGCAGGAACTAATGCCGTTAAAGATTTAAAGAACCCCCTCCACCCCTGAGGACCAAGAACGGATGTTAAAGTATTCATTGCATACTCAACTGCAAGCGTAGCCATAGCCAAGTTACCACCGAAGGCAATCTTGGTCAAGCCGGGAGCCATTTCTACAAAGAAGTCTTTCCAAGCATCATCAACATGATCCGTCTGTCTTACTCCACGTATATACCTGTACTTTTCTTGTAGAGTAGTAATGGAAGATGTCATACTATCCACGGTTTCAAGATCAACATCTGATCCATCCATATTTTTCCAACTAGCTTCTTGATGGGTTTCCGCAAAGAGATTGAGTGCATCTCCAATAGTTCCATAGATATCATAGTTATCAATCATCATCATGATCTCTGTGGTTTCATCAGCTGTACCACGCATATAATCATTGATCAAAGTAACAGGCTGTGCCACCACGTTCTCAGCAATAACATTATACCTTCTCGCAGCTAATGTCATATTAGGAACAAACCAAGCATCGTTTGGTAAGTACATTTGTAACGAGGATCTATTTATTAAGTTATGCACATGAGCATCAATAGGATTCTGCATGTTATTAAACTGTTCGAATGTAAACTGTGCTCTTCGACCTTCTGGTGGGAGCCACCCTATTGCTTTAGCATGTCGTTCAGACTTACCGGGTTTGTAAAGTTTCATAAGTCTTGGTGCATAGCTCTTAGTATTTACACCAGTAATAAGATCATTATGAGATTGACGCATTGCAGTAATATCAACACCAGCCTTTTGTAAGTCTGCCCAAGTAATGTTTCCTCTTTGTATCTGCAACATGAACTCATGGATACCTTCTTCGGCTGCTCTTACAGCGACAGCATCGTTACGTTCTAAACGAGCCATTAAATTATGCTCAAAGTCTAAAGCCCGATCTTCGGCAGCCTTAGCATTATTAAGTTTAGACTTGGGTGGTGTTAGTCCTTGCCATCTCAGCTGCACATTATCGCCATCGGACACATGAGCAATAAACCTCAGCAGGGTTTTTCTAAAGGCAGGATTTAGTTTTGCTAGATCAGCATGCATGGCTTCAGCATTACCGAAGTCTGGAATAAACTCTAAGGCGAACATAGTAATTGGATCGATATAATCACTGTCTTCCATCATATTTCTGAACATGTCTGCTAAGCCATCTCTTAAGGAAGGACCATCAGCCATAACTTCTGCTGTAGATTCACTAAACTTCCATCCAATAATATTAGTTGCAGCCTGTCCCCAGTCTCCAATCTCTGTCCGACGTTCAATTAAAAGCGTCATAAAATCTCTCATATCAGCCGCAATCTTCTCCATCTTCTCAAGAACAATCTTTTGATCCTTCTCACTTAAAGCTTCAAATGCTTCTTTAGATGGTCCCTTAATTTCTTCTAGAAGGTTTACCTCGTCAAACTCTGCTGCTCTTAAAATAGCCAAGTGAAGATTCTTCATAGCTTCACCTTTGCTTCTATTAATCTTACCACGAACCTTACTCCAGATACCACCAAAGATCTTGTCAATGTCTTTTGAGTTTGCAGTAATACTGTTTTGGTGAACTCGGAGTTTTTCTATATTACGACTAAGGGACGCTGTTCCTTGTAGGCTTGTCCAGCTAGACATGGTAGAAACTACTTGATCATCCATGAGAGCTGTAAACCATACAGGAATAATATGCATAGCATTGTATGTAGCGTTTGCTCCGGACGGACCCACCAGTCCACCAATAAGGAATCTCTTTGCTGTATTATGAGGACCGCTTCCCCAAACCTTAGAGAGAATTTTGTTAAACCAAGAAGCACTCTTTCTGGAAACCTGATTACCAAATCCTCTACCCTGTCCTGTACTATCCTTAAACTTCTCAATAAGATATTGCATAGCAGCCTGCTGTTCTATAACGTTCAGATCCAGTGCTCCAGTACGTATTCCTTGCCTCATGGCTTTTATATCCAAGACTGTTTTCTTTTTCCCCTTAGGTCCAATCTTCTCAATCTCTCTACCATATGTTTTCAGTAGTTTTCGTTTAGCTGAGAAGTATTGGTATCTAGTTAATCCTGTCTCCATGAGAGTCTGGTTCTCGGGAAGGATTCCTTCTAAGACCATAGCCTGATCAATCTCTGGTTGAATAATCTGGTGTAGCTTATTGTGCCGTTGTACTTCTTCTTCTGTTAAGTTATCCACACCCTTTTCTACAAAGCCCTCGTACTCTTCGACCATAGCCTCGAAGGTTTTATCAGGATATTTAAAAGCATCCTCTGGTTGTACAGTATTATGACGCTCGTGAGCTTTAGGATTTAACTTAAAATCAGCTTGTACTGCTTGTTTTGGTGGCAGGATATGAGCATTGTTAGCCAAGTCATAGCCAAACAGTCTATTCATCATGGCATTGATTTCGTCATTCTGTAGTTCTGATCTCCAGATAGATCCAATCTGTTCAAAGATTCTTCGCATATAAGAGAAGATTCTGCTAAGCCAATTCCTAGAACTCTTAAGAACTTCGTGTTCTTCAGAAGTAAAATCGGTATCCATTAGTGTATCGAAGTCAGACATAATGAAATACGAACCTAACGCAGCCATAAACTCATCTACGTTTTCCATGTAGTATTCAATTTCAGCTGTAGTCTCAGTTGTTTCAATACCACCGTGCCAAGCAATTGTAAGCTTTCGAATTAAAGACTCACCCTTCTGGTGCATCAAGGCTTCGAATCTTTTATAGGCTGCTCTATCAGTCATAATGTAATTCATAGCACCCTGATGACTAAACTCGTGTGCCAATACGAGTACTGGATTAAGCTTGTCTCCAGCCCTTAATGCCTGACCACCGATAGATATAGTTCTTCTACCACTACGAGCAGTCTCGATAGAGCCACCACGTAGTTCTTTCATAAACTTAAGATCTATATTCATTAGAGTTGCAGGATTGAATAAGTAGAGATTCACTAAAGCTTTTCTCATGAGTCTGGCCTGTCTCTCATCAAGATTGCCAGCGTCTACCATATCTTGAATGTTCTCGCTGAGTTGAGACATAGGAGCAAAGCCAGTATCTCTAGCCATCTCCTGCATTCGCTCATGCTTTCGATGGTAGTTCTCTCCACGAATCTTCTTTCGATTCTTCAGCGAGACTATGTTGTGCTCAACTTCCATAGGATTAATCTCACCTAATGTTTCTAGTTCTATGCGTGAGTCTGGAATATTCAATTGATCGCTTAGGGCTGTCTCTATTGCCTGCGTAGCAAGTACCTGTAAGACTGATTCGTCGCTAGAGTCTTCACCCCTTTGTTCTCTAAGCCTTCTAATATTATCAATCTGAGAGTCTCCAGCCTTATCTTTTATCCTAGTGAGATCCCATAAACCCTTACTCTTAAGCCAAGATATAAAGGCTGCTTGAGGATCAGTAGCCTTCATGTCCCAACCAGCCTCAACACTAGCTGCTCGATCTCCACTTACAGACTTATCTCCTCGGAAAGTTGCTTGGGTTTCACTACCATCTCTTAGAGTAATAGTAAACCCCTCTTGTTCCGTTACTGTGATAATTTCATCAACCTTAGCATGAGGAGTAGTGATATCACTTTCGGTAGAACTATAGTCTACACGGATTGGGATTACCCCGAGGCGTGTTGCTTTTACACCAAACGAATTGAAGAGAAGCATACTATAGAGAGAAAGCTGCTTTGTCCAGTAGTCTTTGTTTTCAGTAGTGACCTCACTGTCGCCTCTCTTTGTCTTCACATCATAGATAGCTATTTCGCCCGTCTTACGATTACGGGTCATAATATCAAACTCGCCCCGAATACCCATCTCCTCGTCCATCAACAGCAACTTCTCAGAAATAACTTCTTCGTTTGATTTCTCAAACTTCTTCTTCAGGTCATCAAGCTGATCCATAAAGTTATTAAACTCTTCTTCAGTTTGAATTATATGCTTATCGTCAGATGTCTTAAACTCATCCCATGTTGGTCTTTCGTCTTGAGAGAAGAAGACTCTTACTACATCATCAATACTATTTCCGATCTCTAATGCATTTTGAATTAAAGGATTTTCTTTATTAGCTTTTCTCTCTGCCTTCAGTGTTGCGATTCTCTGTTCGAGGTTTAGTTTTTTACCCTCATCAGTTTCTTCAGCAAGCTGCCTTTCGAGTTTTGTAATTACGTAAGGCGAATCTTCTCTAATAGAACTTGTCACCGCAGATACCTTACCCGGACTCCTCTTATAATCTTCCTGCTTTCCACGGATACGATCAATGACCGTATGTATATTAGGAGCTTCAGAAGCAGAAGCATCCTCCGTGGTAGTATCTATCATCTCATCTTCAACTACATTAATATACTCCCACGCAAAGGATCGTGCATCCCAGTACATATGGTTGTTTCTTACATAACTCTGCTCAGACATATGCCCATTGATCTCAGACCATAACAGAGTTGCTTCGTACCCAAGCTGACTCAGTTGATCAGCAGAGATCTTTTTCTTCGCCGCTTCAACACCTATATCAATAGACTGACCCTCGATATTAATCCCATAGATATCAGGATCTAAGAACTGCTGCCAGTTGTGATCTCCGAAGGACATATACTTTCTATTCTGTCCATAGACTAATCTAGAACTAAGAGCAATAACCTTAGCCATTGCTGCATAACTGTCCTCGTCAGTCTTCCTCGCATCTGCTACTAGATTCTTTAGTTTTGTAATTAAATCTGTCTGGTAATCGTTTAGGTGTTCTGTATCAAACCTATGGATAACCTGTAGGATTGGAGAGAAGTGTGCTTCTTTCCATGCAGACCCAAAGCCTAAAGCACCATTCTCAGAGACTCCCATAGCATAGGAGTGCAAGTCAAGGAGCGTCATAGGCTGACCTGCAACTTCTTTCTTATCCTTTACCAGATATCTCTTATGCTTTCCAGCTGGCATTCTATTCTCAGCTTCTGAGATAACCAGCATCAATGCTTCACTATCTAAGATAGCTCTATCAATCTGAGGCTGCATACTAAAGCCGAGAGCTCTCTTCATTCTTCGAGACTGAGGCTCAGCATAAACCATCTTGCCGGTAGTCTCATCCCACTTAGTTCTAATAGCCTTATTAGTTCTCGAAGCATTCTCAAGATCAACATGAGTTTGACTATTTTGTATAGTAGCAAACAACATTAGTGCGGATTGCTTCGTCAGAGCGATCTTAAGATTACCTTTAATTTCAGAAGGAGTACGAACAAGAATACCACCAAGTGCTCGTGCTAAAGCGTTACGTTGAACCATGGTTACTTTTTTACCGCCAACAACTGAGGTTACTTCTACTTCATTACCTAAAAGAGTATTAAGCTTGTGGAGCATCTTACCATCTTCATCTTGAGATAATATCTTCTCTGGTGTTAAATCAATTTCCCATTGTTCTGTAGTTACAATCTCATCTAAGGCTTTTTCCATTATACGAACCTTATCTGCTGGAAGAATCCCAAGTTCCCAAAGGTTGGGGTTGTTAGCCATCAACTTATACCCATCATCTAGATCTGTGTTACCACTGTTCCAGTTCTTTAGGTATTTCGATACTGTTTCTATGTAGACCTCACCCAAGACAAACCGCATAAAGTCTGTGGAATGGTATATCCCAGATTCTCTAACGAGATCCGAAAATTCTATTGTCCCATCGATCTCACCATTCACACTGATAGCTAAGTTCTCTTTGGCAGCGGCTCCCATTTCTCCATATACTGTAAGCTCTTTATGGATATCTGTCGGCATCAATAGAACACCAGATCCTGTCTCTGGATTATAGATCTTAGTTAAAGCTTCAAGAGATGCCATCGCCTCATCAATCTTCCCAGCCACAGCTAATTGGTTTGCGTCTTTAAAGATAGTTAACCTATCCCGAACTTTATGCCTCACGTTTCGAGATATTCTCGTAAGGTTACTAAGTTCTGCCAGCCACTTGTTTCTAGATATGACGTACCATCCACGTTTGCGGTCAGGATTCTCTTTCGCTGTTTCTTCTGTGATGTTCCTAGGTCGCCATCCCTCACGAGAGAACAGGATAGCTTCTCTCTGTAGTTTCTGTACCTCTGCTACAATAAAGAAGTATGGAATAAGAGTTGGGTTCTCTTCTAGAAGTTCCATGTGTCCATGATTCCTAGCATAGTTATAAGCAATCTGATGGATCTCCGCAGCTCTCCAACCTCTCGCCATGTTAGGATCATCTCTGTAGATACCCCAGAAATCTGAGGCAGTAGCTTCTGCTGAAGGCAGTGTCTCTTGTTTCCAAGGAGCATGGTATCCAAATGCTTCGTGCTCGTTTCTGATACCACCTAGGATTGGGTTATCCTCAGTAGCGTTCTCTCGTCTAAAGTTATCGAGGTATCCAATTCTCTTCTCGATCTTATCCTTAATCATACGGCGGTGAATCCGATGTACACCCTTATTAAAGAAAGAAACCTTCTTGTGGAGAGGACGATTAAACATGAAGCCTTGTTGTTCTGCTGTTCTAAGAGGCAACATACTTCCTTCGTCATCAAGAGCATTATCAAATTCTCTTAAGTTAAATCTGCTTAATCCTCCCTCATGTTTTCTAGCCATTGCTTCAGAGATAAACCCAAAGTTCTTACCGATGAACTCTAGCATTGTATCGTGATTCCCGTCAGCAAGCATCTCTTCATGAGCCTTCTGATCAGCGAAGGTTCGATGTCTTTCTTTAGAAGCATCATGCCAAGCTACCATTATATCTTTAAGCATTTGCTTTTTATCAGCTTCAGCTGTATATTGAGGGAAGACTTCCTTGGGCAGAGTATCAAACTGGGAGTACCAGAGCATTTCATTTATATCCATTAGATCGGACAGATGCTGCTTTGCTTCTTCTCTGCTCATGTTCTGATAAGGATTATCATAGCCATCTAACATTCCTAGGCTGGCTACATTATCTTTAGTACTTAAGTATTCTTCCAAGGCAGCAAAGAATTCTACAGGGTTTCCTTCTATAAGGTCTCTCTTCTGCTCCATGAAGTGCAAGAAACTATCGTACTCTGCTTTATTTTTACCTTTACCTACTGGGCTGGGTAGTGTAGCGACTCGGCTAAATGATGTGGCAGTATGGTTAGGAATGTGTCCACCAACAGCAAGACCACGGTGATGATCTGCGGTAGGACCAATCCTTCCGTAGAGGAAGACGTTCTGGAGACCAGACAATTCTTCAGCACTAAAGTCTTTAATACCAAAGACCTCAGCCACTGCTTCAGCTCGTTTCAAATTAATCTTAAAGTGAGAGGCTGTCATCATATTAATACCACGGAAGTAAGCAAGCTCTTTGTGGTTGAGGTCGCTATCTGGCAAGAAGATCTTATCTAGCTCGTTCCACCGCTGGTCGTTCATATCTAGATTACCATCTTCATTCCACTCTTTGATTAACTTCTTAGCCTTCTCAAGCTTTTTGTGATATGTCTTCTTAACTTCTTCAAGAGACTTATTTTCATAAGTAGCAATAGTCTTAAGGCGATCCTCAATGGTTTTTTCTAAGTCAGATAAGTTGTACACACTTTGATCAACAGTTCTGTCGGAACCTTTTATTTCTTCCTTAGCTGCTGGTTCTTGAGCAACAAACTCTGTAGTAGTGGCTTCTCCATCTTTATCTGTAATAACAATATCAGCGAGCTTTCTCTCTACACCCGGCTTATCTTGTTTGATCTCACGAGCAACTTGCTGTTGACGTTCGTACTTATTAACTAAGTCTATCATACCTTCAGCTTGGAATTCGCTTGTTCGGTCAATGCCTACAAATTCCGTCATTAGATTTGACATGGTTGCATCAGTAGCAATAACTTGATCAAGCAATACCTGATTATTAAACCCTTGTCTATTATAAAGCAACTCACCTAAGGCAACAATATTATCTTTTTCAATTTCTATACCCATTGGTGTTTGAAGTTTTCTTAAAGCCTGAGCTCCCTTACCAGTAGTATCTGTGATAAATTCCTTTCTATAGTTTTTAGGGCCACCCTTGTACATTCTTCTCATAACCGGAACTTTAAAGACAGCTCTAAGAGCAGCGAGAATAGGTTCATCCTTAGCCCACTGTTCCTCAGAGACTTTTTTACCTGTTATTTTATTAATAGGCTCAGCTCTTTCTTCCAGTAAATCATCCCACATTCTACCGTCTTCGATTCCGTATTGAGTCATTAATTCAAACGCACCCCTCATCTTACCGATACGTTGAGCAACATCAGCATTTGGATTAGCTGCTATAGCCTCTGCTGTGGCTACAGCTCCTTTGATATAGAAGTCTGCCTCAGAAATAGGAGATGCTTTAGAATTAAGAATAGTAGGTATAAGGCCATGCTTAGTAAGGGACTCATACAAAGTAGTATTGTACTCAGTCCCGTCTTCATTAAGCATTGTAATCTTAGTATTACCGAGTGGAGTACCCTTTATTTTTTTCCATGTTGCTTTACCATCAGTCTTAGCAGCGGCTAAAGCATTAAGATGCCCTTCGTGGATACCACTGTTCAGTCTATCATAGTAGTTAGTTCTATCAAAGAGTTCTTTGTTAATCTTAGCTGCGGTAGTAGTCTTACCATCCACAGTTATTTCACCTTTGATTCTAATTTCATTTAACTGGTCAACTGTAAGACCAAACTTACTAGTCATCCACTCAGTAGTATCTCGTGCTGTTCGTTCTATTATTGCTACAGCTGACTCAGCCATAGCCTCAGAGGCAAAGGCTTGGGCGATAATATCACCAGCATAGCCAAAGGGTACTAAGACTTCACTACCCGGACTCATGAATGGAATGTTTAGTTTGTCTGCGTATTGTCTATTGAATCTTACCTGAGCACCTCGGGCAGCAGTTAGACTGTCTTGGACAAACATCTTGGCGAGGTTTGGAAGATCCATCATAAAGTGCATTGCCAAGTCAATAGCCTTGTCTCTACTGAGGAGACCTTGCTCTAACTTACCACCTACCCATCTTGGGAATAGCATAACTCTTGTTGCTTCTTCTGAGGGATCTGGCGTTCCTTCTTTTAAGAACTGCTCTCTCCATTTACGGGCAGCTTCTCGCTGCTTCGGGGACCAGTTTACTTTAGGTCTATTGTTGTCTTTATCCCATTCGATATTGCTGAGTACTTCTTTCATTCGTTGGTCAGTTTGCCAACGCATGGTAAGTCTCTTAAGATCCCAAGATCCATATGGTGCAGCATGGTTAAGCCGTCCGGGGGCTGTAACATGCTCCGGATTATCACCTACTGTTCCATCATCTTCTGTACCGAGGAGACCACTATCCTCTGCTACAGCCTTATCTGCTTGGATTGTGATCTTGTCGAATGCAAAGTAATCTACAATAGCTCTACCTGCAAGTGTAGCAGGTGTCCAGTCAATCTCACCATTGCCAAAGGAAGCTACGGTAACTACTCCAGAATCTGTTTCGTCTGCCAGCTGATCGAGATTGTTCATAATGTGTCGATAGATCTTATCCACATTGATTGGCTCTGCTGCTACATAATCAAGACCAAGCTTCTCATGGATTCTTCTTGCTCGATGTTCTCTCACAGCCTTTCTTGATTCTCTACCCGGCTCTTCATTATAGAACAAGTGTTGATTAAGCCTTTCCTTCATCGCCTTCTGTGCTTCTAGTTCATATGCAGAGCGATCACGAGTTACATCACCCTCGTTGTAGAAGCCAGTTTCCTCATCAACTCGAAGGACATATCCCACCTCGGTATGCATTTGTTTATTCCAGTCACGAGAAGCCTCTTCTAATCCCCTAAGAAATTCATAAGCTAATTCTAAGTTAGAGATAGAGTCTGGCTTAGCATCATTCCTAACACTCTCATCTATTCCTGCAATAACACGATCTAATGTTTCAGCCTTCCAACCTTCTAAAGCTCTATAGACTTTACCTCTATGTTGGTCTACAATATCTAATACTGTCTCAAGATTGTATCGCAGTGCAGCAGCATTGGTATGACGTTCACCTATTTCCATAGCAAGGCCCGCATCTGATAGAGCGTGCTCGAATAATACAAAGGGTGCCAGTCCTAGCTTCCAGAAGTGATCTGGCATAGCAGCATACAAACGTGCCGCATGGATTGTTCCATCGGTATCGACTGCCAATGTTCTTCCTAGTTCTTTAAGACGGACAGCCCACTCACTCCAAGCTTCAGCATCTTTATCAATACTACGCTTTACCTTCTGTAAAGCCTCACCGGGATTACTATTGTTAAGGAGGTTATCCCAGTTGGTAAGTGGTAGGTTATCTAAATCGGTATCTAATAGCTCTCCTATATTCTTTCGAATAGCTTGAGCCATAGTTGCTGGAGCAACCCACCCTCTCAAAGTTCCTAATTGATTATTCTTAAGATACTTTTCGATCTTCTGCTTTTCTATTCCTAGAACAGACTTTGCTTTACCTAGTGTTATATGAGTATTATACTTTTTAGCTCTCTCTGCTGGATCCATGGCATTGATCTCTGCCTGTCTATCCTGTTTATATTTAGAAATATCAGGAAGCATACTAAGGAATTCCTTTAACTGTATATGAGTTTCCTTCTTAGCTTCTAAATTATTTAGGTGTGTTTCTACACCCTTGATAATAATTTCAAGATGGTAGGTCGCATGCGTCCCAGCATCAATGACAGCTCTATGAGTTACTAGCGAATTGAATGAAACAACCGCAGATTGCCTAGCCTTCTCCTCAGAAAGTTTAGCAAGTGCCCTCTTGTAGTTTCTGTGTTGAGTTTCATACTTCTTTACGTTTGCAGTATTTGTTTCATAGATCTCAGTATTCTTAACACCTTTCTCTACTTGAGCAACCAGCTTATCAAACTGTTTTACAAGACCCGTAAAGAATGTCTTTTGTATTTTCTGGGTTGGATCACCATCTTGGATCTTTTTAATTTCAGCTATAATCGCAGCTATTGTGTTTGGATTAATAATACTTCCAAGTATTGGGTGGTTTTGTATTTCAAGCACAGTCTCAAGCAATACCTCTAGACCAGCATTACCTGCTTCCCACTCCTGAGCTTGTCTCAACTCGATTGTTTTATCAAACGCAGCCTCTTTACTGTGGTCTGGTTTCCCGGTTTCCTCATCTATTTTAAGGAAGGGATTAGCTTTGAATGCGTGGATTACACCTATCATCCTTGAACTTCCAAGAATATCAGCTAGTTCGCCTCCTGCTTCTTGTACACCATTATAGGAATCAATAACACTTTTACGAACGGCAATCAAATCATCTGCTAAAGCGGCAAGAGCTTGGTCGTGTATTAAGGTGGTTTTAAAAGACTCGATCTCTATATCTAGTTTCTCAATTAAATCCTTAAACCGCTGCCTTGCTTTCTTATAATCTTTGATCTTCTCTCTCTTCATCTTACGAGCATTCCCGAGTCTGTTCTTCTCCGCTAGCAGCTTAGCAGACACAGCATCCGGTCCTTTCGTTCGCCTGATCTGGGTTATCTGGCCTAAGACTTCTTTTAGTTCTACAACAGTTTCGGTTTGCTCGTCCTGTGTTTCTTGCTGTTCCTTATTGAACTGCTCTTCTAGACGCCTTAGTTCTTCTTGCTTATCAATAACTGCTGCAAGATTCTCATCGGTAGATACATTGTCCCCAAGAGCCTCTCCAGTATTCCCACCAGCAGCCTCAATTTCTTGACGAGCTTCTTCTACTACCTTTCTACTACTTTCACCCTTTTCATTTCGTTTGGTCATAACGTCATATTCGTGTTGAAGAGCAGCGTCAAACTTCTGTCTTTCGCTAGCGTCTTCCCACTTGACTTCAATTCCTTTTTCATCGGTGATCTTCTGAGATGCTTCAGCAGCTTTTAAGATATCCGGTGGAATCAAACGACTCCACTTCTTATCTCTCTTAGCATTTGCTACATATTGAGCTGCTGTAATATTTGTTCCAGTTCTAGCAGACTCTTCGGCAGCAGCAATATGCATATCATCAATATGTTTATTCCACCCCCGCATTTTGTTAAGTACATTCTTAACGTTACTGCCTAGAGGACTCTTCATCTTTGTAGCATAGTTACTTTCAAGTAATGAAAGTGTACTTTCCATAAACTGGGACGGGGATAAAGAATGCTCCCCATGAATATCCAGTACCTCATTGACAGATTCCTGCATCAAGCTATAGAAGTCTGTATCGCTGAGACCAGACAAATGTTTAACAGAAGAGAGGCCGAGACTAAGGCGATCAACAGCTACCCCACTGTGTCCGCCTTCACTATCTAAGAGAGTTGACCTATCAAGATCTAAACTAACTTGTGAAGCGGACGAGAGGCCATCAATAGGAGACTGGTTTAGAACTCTGTTTATAGTTCTATTGAGGTTTCCACGCTTCCTAGTAATGTCTAATGTGTTTTTAATATAATCAGGATCGGCAATCTTGCCCCAGAACTTAACGGTATTATTGATCCACCCATTAGTTTCTTTTCCCTTAATGTTATACCACGCCTTAGCAGGCAAAGCAACAGTTGTACCAGCTAATCCCATACCTGTACCAACAACAGGGTTAATAATAGGTGAGAGTAAAGCTTCAAGTACACCTTCAGCTCCTACCCTACCCCAATCAAAGCTGTCTTGTAGTCCCATGTTTTGTTTTCTATACTGGTTCCCAATTTCCGCAAGAGAGCCGGTGATTAAGCCTTCTGCCATATCAGCAACTCTATTACCGGGAAATCTAATTATCCAAGGTTGCTTTCGCCAATCAGGTGCCCCAACTTTCTTTAATCCTTTAGCAAGAAGGTGGGGACCAATGCGTTCTGGTAACCAGTTAACTGACCCTCTAAAGAATCTACCAGCTTGGAGCATGTGTTCACTAAGACCAGCCTTGCCCGTAATAGATCGGCTCATTTCCATTCTACGAAGTGCAGCCATCATTCTTTTCATTCTCAAAGCCTGCTTAGCTGTCTTAGCAGTAAGTACAGCGGCGGTCAAAGCAGCACCAGCAGTAGCACCAATACCGGTTAAGGTTAGACCTAAGGATATAGCCATGCTTGCGATGAGGTCCGGATCGTTTATAATACCGTTGATAGTAAGATTCTTAACAAACATCCCCCACTCGTCAAGATTGGTAGATTTCTTATGCCAATCCTCATATGACTTAGTAATAGACATTTGTCGTGATGTGTTTGATATCTTGTGGAAGAAGTCATAAGGATTCCTAGCTTCTTTTACAATATCAGCTAGTGCTGCTTCTCCACCAAATCTATCAGAAAAGAATTGATAGTTATCAAAATCCTTTTCCTTAAACTCTTTCAATGCCTTACTAGTATCCCAAGGTGCATCATACTTGGTATTTAAAAGATCTTCAACACCATCAGCAAAAGAGTTCATAACCGGTATAGATGAAGCACTACCACCAGAAACAAAGGGTGCGGCGGCATTCCATCTAGTGAAGTTCCCAGCTTCCTCAATTCTACTACGAGCAGCAGATCCCACATCAAGCATCCCACCACCATCAAACTGGAGGAGATAAGAAAGATCGTTACCGATGTCTTGCTTATTAGCTATATTATCAGAGAACATACCACCGGTATAGTCTCTAGACATCTGCTCACTCATTGCTCTATCAATATTAAGAAAACCAGTAAAACGATCCTTGGCTTTATTCTCTATTCCTTTATTGGTTAAATACCCAGCATCAAGACTACGAACATGTTCTGTTCCCCAATCATATCCCGCCCATGTCTCCATTAGTCTTGCGCGTTCTTCTGCTGTTGACTGCGCAATATCTAAAAGATCTGGGGTATAATCGAACTGGGTATTTGAAAAATCAACTGCCATTTAGAAACTCCTGTATTTTGAAAGAAATAATCATTATTGCAATCTGTACCTTTGTCACTTAAACATTCCCTTGAGGTTAGGACTGGCTGCGTGTTGCAATGCAGTCCAATCCTCTTTTGGGTTAACAGGTTTAGGCTCCCTTACCCTCTGAGTCCACGCAAGAGGCAGGTGTCCTATAGTTAATCCTATATCTCTTCCTTCTCCTCCTGTACTTCTTGTTACTACCTTAAATAAAACTCTCGCATCTGTAGCTGGTCTATTACTGGTAACTTCTACATACTGCGGTTCAGCCACATAGACAACATCTATCAAACCATACTTTTTTAGTCTATCACTAGGTGTAAACATCATCGCACCTGCTGGTGTTTTAAACTGGAACCCTCGTACTTCCGTTAACTTGGGATATTCTCCTGACTTAGTTAACCTATGAATTGCGTTGATCAATAAGCGACCTCTATCCATCTTCCTCATAGCCTCAAAAGTTTCTGGATCTTCTTTAGAGAGGACTACTACATCACTCATAATTTGTGCCATAATGTTCTTCATAGCAGTAGGAGTAACCCCAGATTGTTTTAAGTCTCTCATGATATCTGAACCCTGAAGAAGCCGCATTGTTCCTTCTACTTCAGTCTTCCTATCTTCGGGGGTTGCATAGTCTAATACTTCCATAACAGTAGTAAGTTCGCCGTGCCTTCTAGCTCTTTCCTTAGCATCTACCTTGTTAGGAATTAAAGACCATGGAGTATCCATATTATTAAATGATGATAGATGTTTATTCCTTTCAAAAGCATCCCTCAGCCCATCCGCATAAGGAACTTTATGATCGACATTGTTGCCTACATGTATCACTCTTTCACCTCCCAGATGATCTGGGGTAAGAAGCCGTCTTCCATGTAGTATGGTTTTAAGATCAGCTCTTCCACCCATTAACGTTTTCATAACATTAATTGCATTCCTACCCTCAGGAGAATTATATAATCTACGGACTCCATCCAATGTATTGTTTAGCATGTACTCATAATCCGACTCCAATATATCTCCTATATCCTCAACTGTCCATTCTTCAATATTATGCGGCAAGTGACCGTGAGATGTTCTTAAGGCTTCGTGGTAATCTCCATTAATAAGACCTGCATCATATAACATTTTATACTCATCTAGTGCTTTTTGTTTTACTTCCTTCTTTGCTGAAGTGACACCCCAGAACCAACCCGCACCCTGATAAGTAGGGGCAGCTATAGCAATCCCGTACTTATTGAACATACTTAAAGCCTGAGCTGCTCGTGTTCCCGGTATAAGGTCACCCTCGAAAAGAATATCCCTCGCCCCATCTGGCTCACTATCCATCCTACTATGGTATTCTTCCGCTTGCTCCGGACCATCTAAACCAATAAACGCATAATCAGGGGCCATCATATCATTCATAGCAAGTACATTACGAGGTGAAATTTCTGGGAGATCTACTTCTCCATGAAGAATACTTGACAAGCCAACGAATACATTTCGGGTTCCACTCTCTGCATCCCTTAACATATCGGCCATGTGTTCTATCTTATCTACATCACCACGTAATGCAATAGCCCATGGGTTGAATGTCGGTTGGGTGTTTTGAAGATAGTCTGTTGCGACTTCCATTACATTTAAACTTTGTCTAGTAAAACCAAGAGAGTTAGAGAGCAGAGAAAGTCGTTGTTCATATCCCTCTGTTGTTCCTCTTCGGTCAAGAAGCTTATACATAGTAGTAAGGGCAGTAAAGGCGGGCAGTAGCTCATCTCCTCTATCATTCCGCACCTTTTCCTCAATGTTAGTTATATCTATTGCATTTAATCCCGCCTTTACCTGTGATCCTATACGATCAAGAATTGCATTTCTTACAGGATTGCCCTTATCATCAACAAATCCTCCCATCGCATCAAGCTTCGCAAGAGTCATAATTGTAGCGGTTTGTTGTACAGTATCCTTTTCAAGATCATCAAATAAATACTGATAACCCTGACCTGCTGTATGTGGCTCAGACGGCAATACTCTCCATGGTGGAATTTCGGCACTATCTGGGAGATTAGTAAGAGATCTATACTCGTCTTCATATAGACCCTGCATCCAATTTCTCATCTGGTCCCACATCACTTGACCGCTCGGGGTCTGATATATCTTTAGGTTTTGGGCATTATTACCCAAGTCCCAAATAAAATCAAAGGGAGAAGTTCCGGCTTTGCCTGCAAAAATCTGCTGTCCTGACATCATTGCTATGAAGTGATCTTTCACTAAACCCTCGTGAGTTTGCGTAGCATTATCTTTAGTACCGCTATCTAGGAAACCCTTCAATCCATCAAAACCTTCATTCCATATAGTGAGGTAAGCTATTTGTTCTGTTATACTATGTTTATCAGGATTGCTAATAACATCATACATAAATGTTTTAGCATCTGCATAGGTTTTGAAGTTCTGATTCTTAAGACTATGGTTCATAAATCTTCTCATGTTTTCCTCGAACCGCCAATGCCGTCCAGAACCTACTATGTCTAGTGTAGCTCCCTTGTTAGCAGCATCATTGAGACCAGCTACTCTTTCCCCAACTAAATCAGAGCCATATAGTTCACTCGAAGCGTCTTGCACGGAAGTACTAGCATACGACATAGGACTTAACCAAGGGTATTGAATACCAGAGAATAATGTAGAAACATTTGAAAGTGAGGTTACAGCCTTCCTGAAAGATGTTGTTATACTATCTTCTTGATCCCCAGTATTCATCATCTCGATAACCTGATCACCCATAGCCATTACAGCTGAGGGAATTATACCATTTTGAAATATAAACTCAAGACCCTCTTTAGCATTAGAGCGTCCTTCGTTAAAGATATCAAAAAGTTCTTGAGCACCCTCTGTTGAATCTAATAAGTCTTGCCACCAATCCTGAGCTGCGCCGAAGTAGGACGATATACCTTCAGACATACTAAACTCAACACTCTCAGGCGTAATCGTGAAATCTACTACAGGTCTATCACTAAGATGTGTTATTATTGCTGAACCCTGAATCGGATGCCCAGATCTCGAAGCGTGCTCTCTATTGAAACGTTCAAAACCCTCATCTAACTTTCTAGGTACAGAAGCAACCTTATTTACAATCTTTCCTATAGCTGACTGATCCCACCAGTCACCGAAGTCCTGCGAAACTTTAGCTATAAGATATGCCATCCTGTTAATACCAGTAGCCTTATCAGCTAAGGTAACTTTAGATCCCGTGGTTTCTTCTACTCCCTCTTCGAGAGCAGTAGACATATTAGTTAATGCAGAGGCCATAGCAGGAAGACCTTCCATTGTCGCCCTCTGTAATCCTTCACCTATAGCACCCGGTGCTCTTGTAAAAAACTCTCCTAAGGCATTCGGAATATCTTCTGTAAACCCTCGGATTAGTTTATCGAAGGCACCACCTAACTTATCCAAAATTCCGGGGTCCTTATAAACTTGTTTTAGCAGAGTATCATTACCATACTCAGTACCCCAAAGAATTTCATCAAATAGCTCATCCGTAACTATTGTATGCTCCCTTGGTAAGGACATCTTGAGAAGCTTTTCAACTTCTGTTCTTACCTCATCTGGATTCAATCTATTAAGAGGAATAAGATCATCTACCTCCAATATTTTCCAAGCTGTCATTGGAAAAAATGTATCTTCTAAGGAAGATAAAAAGTGTAAACTCTCTCCAGCCTCAAAAGACATATCCACCATATCTTCTGGAGGACCAAACATCTTATGATCTATATTTATAAGTTCGCCACCTTCATTAACATCTAGGTAGTTTCCACCAATAAAGAGAGAGTGACTTGGAATTTGTCCACCTATATCCAAGGCAAATTCAGGAGCTTGTTTTGTATAGAAGCTAGCTATACTATTATAAAACTCACTCATACCTTCAAGAGGAGACTCAACTAATTTGTCTTGATCAAAGGGTGTAGCTTTAGCACTATAGTTATTATGCTCATTGATATTACCTAGTAATGTTTCTCTTGAGGTTGCTTGGGTAGCTCGGAATAAGTTACTCTTAAAAACCTCAGCTTCATAAGTATCTCGGTCAATGTTAGTGGGCTGTGCCCACGGATTATAAGTATCTCGGTCAATGTTAGTGGGCTGTGCCCACGGATTCAACCCTTCTATCAGCTCATTATCTCCCTGAAACATAAGTTGGGGATCGTGGGGGCCTCCATGGGGGTTGAACGAGGTCATAGCTGCAAGGAAAGCTTCCTGTACAGATTTACCAGCCCGCGAAGATAAACTCTCTGGATCAGAGAGAGAGTTATAGTTATCAAGAAAATAATCTAAGTTAGATATAGACATCAGTGTACTGCTCCTCTAATATATTCCCCAACTTCTCTAAAGGGACTTGCTTGTAATATCCAAGGATTTGCTGGAGGTGTAATCAAATCGCCGATGAGTGCCGGTGGTCCCATAGCGTCAGCGAGAGAAGCGGCTCTTTTCCGAACCACATATGTCGGAACTTTAGCTGGTGCCGGTGGTCCCATAGGCGATCTTTCCAAATAATCTGGAATACCATTACCATCAGCATCCGGCATTCTTTCCAAATAATCTGGAATACCATTACCGTTAGCATCCCATCCTTCTTCTACCTTCTTTAGTACCAGATTATCGTCCTTATCCTTTAGTACCAGATTATCGGCCGCCTTCCTTAGTACCAGATTATCGTCCTTAGCTGTGTTTTTAGTTACAGCATCCACAAACTGCTTAGCTGTAGGAGATTTAAAAGACTCGGGTATTAGTCCCAGTTCGGTGGCTTCATTAAGCATGAAACTTCGAATCGCCTTCTCTCTAGTTAGCTTATTTTTAATATCCCACTTTGCCTTTTCATTACCCGTATCTATAATAGATTTAAAGGCGGCAGTTGTTGAACGAACAGTTTCCCTTAAAGATTTGTAATAATTAGCCATTGAGTTGTCGTACTCAGGAGCTACCATACTCACACCCCCCTCTCTTAAGGGTGGCATAATTACATCAATGACCGGTGCCATAGGAGCATTAATAGTGATTATTTCATTTTCCATCTGAGCCATCAGTTAGCCTCCTATAGGTTTTGTTAAAGACATCTGTTAATAAATCCTTGTAATCAACTAACATCTCATCATACGAAGAATACTTAGGTGCTTTCTTGAACATGATATCCGTAATGGTACCTACTGTTAGAAGTCCACCACCATCTCGGGTAGAGTCTCGGTCTATTAAAGCATTAGCAATAAACTCTCTTGGGGTATTAGGATCAGTTGTTTTATTATACTCTAAGTTTAAAGTCTCTTTCTCTTGGGTTTCTCTCTTAATAAGAGATTCCTCATACCCATTCATTATACTCTTCTCAGCAACTGGTCGGACATAAACTCTATTCATTTTGAGTTGCTCCAAACTTAGATCGGATAAGAACGGGTAAGAAAATACTGGGGAATAGCCATCTGGGTGCTCTGGATCTGGAAGAGAAACACGACCATTATGTATAACTACATCGTTTGCTCGACCCATATCAACAGTCTTCATTAGGTCATCAAGATGAGAGTTCTTTGTACCATCAGTATCCAGTTCTGTAAAATCTAATCCTGCGAATATCTGAGAATGAACTTCAACATTGTTTCGTAAAGCTCTGTTAACATACTTACCATCAAGAACCTGCTGCAAGGAAGGAACTCTATCCAGATAATCAAGGGCATAAACAGGAAGTTCTCTTGCTCTATTCTTAATTATAGTCTCTTGGGAAGCGGAATCTAAACCCACTAACTCTAGGTCAAGAACATCTCTATACTCTTTCCTTGCAGCTTCTTTACCTAGGGGGTGTAATCTTTCCCTAGTTTCATGATACTCTTTTGGATTGGAAGCAGCAAACTCTTTGGTTCCTATATTAAGTTCCCACAAAGTAAACTTTTCTTGGGCTGGTAACTTTGAGTGAGTTACTTCCCACTCCTTAGACTTTTTAGAAAACGAGTCTGAGTATAGTTTATCTGCTTGTTGAGAAGGATTGGTAGTAGGAATTAATCCCGCCATCTTTCTAAGTGTTTCATAACTTGCCATTTAATCCTCCTTACGGTCTCTGTGGTCCCATACCGCTACGGGCGTATCCTTGGGCAACATTCAAAGCTCCCATCATTATTTCATTCTGTTGCCCCAATAAATTAGCCTGCGTTTCAGCTGCCTGCATTTGTTCACCTTGGAATGACTGTGTTGCTGCTTGGGCCATACCAGTGGAGACACCAGATATAACACCAGATACTAAAGCAGTCTGCATGATAGATGAATCCGATTGCTGGAATAGCTGACCCGGAATAAATTTCTCTTGTCCTTGATATCCGAAATCTCTCTTTGCTAACATCTGTTGCTGTTGTCTTTCGGCACTAACTAGAGAATTAGAGAATTGTACTCCTCTAGATGTCATTCCTGTTTTGGCAGTATTTAATGTCTGCCTAAGAATAGATTGAGCTGTCCCGCTATTGGGATTAATATTCCTTTGGCGTAAAGAAGTCTGAATACTGGAGTTTACTTTTTGATACTGACGAGAGAATTGTCCTGAAGCATTATCAAAGTTATACTTAAGCCAAAACTCTTGCTCTCCTCTAGCCCTGCTAGCAGCTTCACCAATCTTAATATTCTGCATCCACTTAGCAGCATTAGCCTTCGCAATATTTCTATTCTTTATTTGGTTATTAAGCTGTCTATTGTATTCCTTCTCTGCATGCTGTGCCCTCTGCATAGCGTTCTGTTGTTTCTGCTGCTCACCTTGCGACAGTGCCCCCATAAGGGACATTGCGCCCATCGCTGCGGCCATAAACATAAATAATCTCCTTTACCAGCTACGGCGGTTTACTCGCCACTTATTTGCAGTGTATATATCTCTTGGCATATCTTTATTTAGGGTAGACCTAGATACTTGGTTTTTCCAGAGACCCATACGACGATCATCATTGAGCCATGTCTTGACTACATTATTTCTTTCAGCCTGTCGATTCTTTTCTATTATAACATCTACATCCTTAGAAAGCAAGCCCTCCCAGTGAGATACAGCTGCTGCTAAGACATCAACTCGGTCATCCTTTGGTAGAGCACCTCTCTTATCAAAGATTCTTGTAAGCTGTTTCTGGTTTTCCTCTTGGCATATAGCTCTTCTATCAAAGACTAAACGATGGGATGCCATAACAGGTTCTAAAGAATCTATGATGCGTGCTTCTTTGCGACCAGAGACTCTGAAGTCTTCGATAGCTATTCTTCCACACACTTCTGTAACTATAGGAGCTAATAACTGACAGTACATAGCATCACCAAAGTTACTCTCGACTCGTATTAGGTTTACGTTGTATTCGTAAGCCATCTTTGCTATCTTCTTTAGGATTGGTTTCTCGTAACCACCCGGATATCCGATAAGCTCATGGATGTAGATATACCCATTGGCGAACGAGGCCACACACACAGCCGTCTCATCCTCACCTCTACCACTTGGGTCTACATACATAACTCGTTGTATGTAAGGAGTATATACATCAGAAACCCACATAGGTTCATAGATTATATCTCCCGATAATCCAAAAGCAGGTATACCTTTCATTGGATTAGACTTAGCCCAGATTATTTTCTCGGGGCATATGTCAGGATTTACATCAATTACAATAAGATCAGATAAGCGAAGAGGATACTTCTCGAAGTCAGCGAGAGTTGTATCGAGTTTATAGTGAAGAGCAAATAACTTAGGGCCGATCTTTGCCATTCTATCAAGCAACACCTCCTCTGGAAATCTTTCTGGTTGCGTTGGTTTGTTTTGTTCTATATTTAAACCTAAGACCCATTCATCAACATCCTCAGTTTCTGCAATACTACTCTTATCGGGCATGACTGCCGGGAATTTTGTTACCTTATACCCCATCTTTAGGTGCGTATAGATAGAGTCTTTAATCTGTGGAGTACCCAAGAAGATAACTCGTCCACCCACGTTACGAATCTGTTCAAACTCTGCTACCTTATTAAGTAACTTCTCTCTAGCATTAGCAGTTTCACAGTTACCTTCTATTTCTACATCATCTGCAATTACAAAGTCAGCATGAGATCCGGTTATCTGTGATCCAATACCCCGAGCAAAGCAAGATTTATCCTGACCAATCTTAGTCCTAGCCTCTACGTTAAAAGCAAAGGCATTATCTGTAGTATGATCACCCGGTCTCAGGTGTTCACAGTAAGGAACAAGATCCAAGATCTTTCTTGTCATACTAATAAACTCTGCTGCTTTGTTACCTGTAGCGGACACCACCATGATGGTAGCATTAGCGTCCCGTAGGAGGAACCACGAGGCCAGACAAGCCGTTATGACAGACTTTCCGAACCCCCGCCCAGCTTGGAGTTGCATGTCCTTAGCGAAGCTCTGGAGCCTCTCAGCCATAGCATACTGGACAGGTGTAGGTTCCCCCAAACCTAGGTGTTTAAAGCAAGCCCAAAGATGGTTCCGGAAATCTTCGAGCATTTCTTGGGGTATGTTCATCAGTCTAGGCCTCCTTCCTAAACGGTATAGCATCTGTCATCTTCTTCTCAAGGAAGTCAAGAGAGTCCGAAGGGATGCCATCCAAAGCCTCACGGTTATCATTGATATACCCACGGATAATCTGATAAAGTCCGGGTGTACATTTACTCTCATCATCAAGGTCAGCCAGCAGGCTATCAGCCAGACGGTCATTAAGTACATTAATTTTATCAGACATCAGTAGGTTGCTCCATCTGTATCAACGGAATCGGCTACTAAAGCTAGAATACTAATTTGTAATTCCGCATTGATCAAAGCAGTTTCGGAACTCAGGTTCTCTTCGTGTATGTGAGTTAAGGTCCAAGATAGTGTATCATCTATTGACCGATTGTATAGGTTATACCCCCGCAATAGTGAATGTTTTATTCTTCCCCACGCCAATCCCCCCGGGGCGTCTGGATCATCAATAACCATGGTATAGGAAAGACTTAATATTGTATCATCAGCTTCTAATCCTAAAGCTGCTCGTATACCTTCGTAAAACATGAGATTATGCTTGGCAGAAATCAATAGCTCGTCTAAGGAACGGGTAAAAACAAACGATGTAAACCTGCAATTCGCAGGCCTCTCTCGCACGAGGTTACTAGCCCCAGTTCTAGATTCAACCTGAGGAGTAAACCCAGTGTCCATCTCCTTGCCCCAAGGTTCTCCAGCGTCCTCTGTGGTGTCATCTCCGGGGTAATAGAAATTGTTCGAAGTTCTCAGCTGCTTCATTAAAGCACCAGTCTCACTATAAAAACCTCGTTGAATATTATACACACTGTTTCCAGTTACAAAGACGCCCTTGTAAGCTTGGAGTTTAATACCTGTATCCAATACGCCCTCTAGTGATGTGTGATGGTCTCCTTTAACCATATTACCCGAAACGAGAATGTTCTTAGTAGGAGTACTCCCGGCTGAGTCCGAAACTAATATACCGTTATTGAATCCATAACTTGGTGAAGCGGGTTTGTTCATAGTAATATTATTGTTAGTAACATTTGTGTTCCTACAGTCATGAATACGAACGCCATTCCTTTCTGATGTAGGAAAATCAATACCATCATCAGTAGGACTAAGATTACACAAAACCCTATTATTAGAAATGATACCTTCGTAAGTACCGGTCATATAAATACCATTATGAGTCTTCCTAATATTATTAGCTTCTATAATACAACCGTTTATTGTATTCGCTCCAACTCCTCTACAGTAGATACCCCCACCACCTATAGCTTTGTTATGGTTAATTGAGTTACCAGAAACCAACACCCCACCACTAATAGAGACTCCCTTACTACCACCCTCTTCAGCACCAGCCGAGACATAGATTGCATATCTACCAGCATCAGGCTGACACCCTTGTATAGTATTACCTGTGATTTTCACAGAACCCTTAGTTCTCTCACATTGATTAAAGTATATAATACAACCAGTAGATACCCCTTCTATATGATTAAACTCATTAGCTGTTTGGATAAGTGTATTGTTTGTAATCAGAGCTTGTCCACCTAATGTATAAATCCCCGTAGTTTCGTTACCGTTTAGTGTATTATTCGAAACAGTATAGCTATCGCAATACCATAGATTAAGCCCAACATAGTTAATCCTATCCTCATTTCCACCACCATCATCATATGCGGTCCGTTCGGGCTGATAAGATACGTAATTATCTATTACTTTAAGATCTCTAGGTACTCCATAACTTTCGTAATCCATATT